ATAGCTGTAGACGTCAACGTGTGTCGCGTGAAAGCAGGAGATTCCGAGTATACCTACGGGATCTCCAAAGGACCACTCGTTGGCGGCGTACCAGTCACTGTTCCTACAAATAGTAGTGGGGCTACCATGCACGCGATGAAGAAGCGCTGTGATTATGCACCGCGCCTCAAGGACATTGAGGTGTTCAAAAAAGGCCATGCAATGCTGATGGCAAAATTTGAAGCTTTGGACACCATCCGAGTGGATTACGACCTCATTGAGGCGTATTTCAAAACGTGTGCTCCTGCAAAGGCGGGGCGGCTTTTGGCCGCCCTGGGTGGCCATGAATGGACTAGTGATATGGGTAAGAAGCATGTGTTTGCGAAGCAAGAGGCGCTTTTGAAAGAGCATGGAGCTCAGCCGCGCATTATATATCAAGGGACTGATATGTATAATGCTTTAACCGGTCCGGTCGTTATGGAGCTAAACGAACGGATGAAAAAGGTTTTCAGTCTTGAGAACCCCCTGAACACAGGCAATCGTGTGATTTATGCCTGTGGTGTTGGGGGTGACAAGCTTGGTGACCTTATGGAGGATTCTCCCGGTGTGGCGATTGAAAGCGATATGAAAAATAATGATGGGAGTCAGAGTAAAGAATTTCGCAAGTACGAAGCGATGTTCTATCGTAAGTTGGGAGCCCCTGACTGGTTTGTGCGTGAGTTCGCGAAGAATGATAAAGTGCGGGTTTGGACACGTTATGGTGTTGCCGGCACGGTTGTAGGTGAGCGGTGGTCTGGTGAGACGACCACCACAACCGGGAATTTCTACGTGGGCGTTTGTTGTGATCAGGCTGCGATGGATCGCGCCTTTGTTAAACAAAGCACAACCATTCAGGGTGGGGATGATCAACTGAGGTATGTCGTAACGGATAATGCTAACCTGGTGAAGCGCTGTATCGAGTTGACAGCTGAAGACATCGGAATGAAATCCGAGGTCGTCGTCCAGCCTACCAGGCATTATGCAACCTTTTACCGTAAAAGGTTCGTCCGTTCCACCATCGGTACTCGTCCTGTCCCACAATTTGGGCGCGTGTTGAGTAAGCTGAACTTGCGACCGAATCGCAATTCAGCTGTCAATGATCGTGATTACATGGCGGGCAAGTATTTGTCCGCCGCGTATGAGCACCGGCACGTGCCCGTCATCCGCGACATCCTAGTGAATACCTCGCAGTCACTTTCTGCTGATCCCTATCTCGATGTGAGAACGACGAAACTCAAAGAGATGGGACCACCGGCCGACATTGCAGAGTTTGTTAGGAAGACGCCAGTTATTCCACCTGAGGAGTTCAGTGATTTTCTGGGGGAAGTGTACTCTATTAACCACGACGATCTTGTCAATGAGTATGAGCGTTTCGCACAGGGGTGTCTCGACTACTGTGAACGCTGGACTCAAGTTGGCAAGAACGGAAAAGTATACCCAGTTAAGAACGCCCGCGACTACAACGCGCCGAAGTTGCAGTCTCAGGTGCTGGAAAGTCTTGTTAGCAG